CTGTAAAAGATGCAAGCGAGGCATTTAACGAAAACCGCTTAGAAACTATTTGGACCTGGTATACAGGTACTTTTATGTCGAGGGCAGAACAAGATTCAATTGAGATTGTAAATATGACTAGATGGGCTAAAGGTGATGTATGCGGGCGTATTCTTTCAAACGAAACTGAGAGTAAGGAATGGTTTATATTCTTACTTGAGGCTTATTACGAGAAAGAAAATCAATATTTATGTCCTGCATTACTTGGCGAAAAACGTTATAAACAATTAAAAAGGAATGTTGAGCCGAGTATCTTTGAAGCTAACTATCATCAAAAGCCTGTAGATGTGAAAGGGCGATTGTACCAAGGTTTTAAAACTTATGACAATTTACCGCATGACGAGGAAGGAAACTTACTCATAGAGGGAATTATTGATTATACAGATACAGCGGATACAGGAAACGATTTTTTAGCAAGTATTGTAGCGGGCGTTTACAAAGGGCAAGCCTATGTATTAGATGTTCTTTACACCAAAGAAGCTATGGAAACAACAGAGCCACAAACAGCAAAATTATTATACGATAATGAGGTACAAATTGCTTATATCGAAAGCAATAACGGAGGCCGAGCGTTTGCAAGAAATGTAGATCGGTTATTATGGGAAAATCACAAAAGCAGATCAACTACTATCGAATGGTTTCACCAATCAAAAAACAAACAAGCCAGGATATTAGCAAACTCTAATAACGTACAGAAAAACATTTATTTTCCTGTTAATTGGGCTACAAAGTGGCCGTTATTCTATAACGCATTGATGAATTACCAAAAAGAAGGTAAAAACAAAAATGACGATGCACCCGATGCGTTAACAGGTTTATTTGAAATGATAGACGGCCCAAAAGTGAGGGTAAGAGTTTTATAAATTCATATAAAAGGGGATGTTTTTATTATGTCAATGGTAGTCGATTCTATGAAAATTACAGGTAGATTACGAGTAAAACAATTTAGAAATGACGAGTTAGTAAAAGATAGCGGTTGGATGGATAACGTTATTACAACAGCAGGTAAAAACGCATTAGCGAGTTTATTAAACAGCGCAAGCGCAGGGACAAGTTGGGTTACTCATATTGGTTACGGCACATCAGCAACGGCTGTCAACGCAAGTGATACAACACTAGGAGCAGAGGCGAGCGGGAGCGGGTACGCAAGACCAACAGTAACACGATCAAACCCGTCAGCAAATGTTATTCAATATGTAGCGACTTTACAAAATATAACAGCTTCAATAACATTCCAAGAGGCAGGACTATTTAACGCAAGTACAACAGGGACATTAGTTGCTCATCAATTGTTAGGAGCGCCTTATACTTTAGCGCAATCAGCAGATAGCTTGCAAATAACATGGCAAATTACTATTAACTAAGGGCGATAAAATAGGGAATGGATTGAAACAAGATCCATTACGACCAATAAAGGGGGATTAAAAAAATGGCTCAAGGTGATGTTAAACAAGATTTACAAGTTATCGCAAACGGTGGCATTTTGACAATTAGACCACCAGCGGGTGAAGAATGGACAATACACAATGTTTATTATACACAACCTGTAATCGTAAGGGTTTTTAAGGCGACAGGAAGTGTAACACTCACTTTTGATAGTGATACTTCACAAGGTGCTATGACAAATAGATATTATCATGTAACCAATGAACAATATTTACAAGTTTTAAACAACTATGCAGGGAATAATACAATTGGTTTTGATGGAGTACAAACGAAATGATTACAATTATATTAACTAATTGTGATACTCATTTAAAAGTATTGGGAATTGATATGAATCAGACAGGGGCAACGGATCAATTTGTAAAGTTACTCCAAAAAAAAATTGTTTATGAGTATTGGGAATATGATTTTTCAAGCGATACATTAAAAATAACAGTTTTAGAAGGTAATGAAAATACAGATTTATCGGAGTTTGGGGAGGTGTCCGAATATGTCATTGTTAATGGGTGATAGTGGGAAAAGTGCGGTTGGACCGTTAAAAACAATCAATTTTTCATATCCGACACCAAGAGATTTATTACTAGGAACACCTACAACTTTACCAACTACAGAGCCTGCAAGCGCACAAGTTGGTTATACGGTCCAAAATTCTGATTTAACAACGATTACACCGACACCTATAAGTGTTAAGTGGGTTGCGGGTATTATAACGGCGGGGAAATGTGTAACAAGTGGCGTTATTAGTTGGAGGGCGTTAAAAAATGGAGTTTCCATTGCGACAGGCTCAACCGCTAGTATTACCGCTAATAACTTTTATACTGAAACACATTGGCGATGGTACGATATTCAAGTAGGTGATTTATTAGAGGTCAAATTGTGGTCAAGTGTTTCAGATAGTAACTATGACTATCAAGCATTATACATTTATCCTACACAACTAGTTAATTCACCGATAAATACAATTATGAAAGATGTTACTTATATGACGGTTATACCACCTAGTGTACCATCAGGAAACGGTAATGCGACGAATACGGCAGGGTTGAATATTTTACCTACATCAAGCTCAAACACATCAGCGTATAATATTTCTTTCACAGGTACAACTAATACTTTTCCTGCGTTAGGTCAAACGACACATGGGTTTTTTCGGATGAATAGCGGAGATGTAAACCTTACAACGTATCACCAAGTGCATGCAACACTTAGACCGCAATACCAAAAAAATTACGTCCCATCATCAATAACTTATCGTGAAGTCTTGAGGTGATAAAATGGCTATCAATGAAATAGGGCTATTTACAACCAACACGTTAGACGAACGAGGGCGCAGGGTATTTGGTAATTTAGATGAACGAGGAATTTTTATATTTAATAAAACGGGTAATTCGTATACAGTCAATTTATCTGATTCAATTAATTTATCCGATTCAATCACTAACAAAACAGTAACAGCTAATAAAACGTTAGCAGATACAATCGCATTAACCGATTCATTAAGCAGGCAATACTCAGCTTTAAAATCATTAGTCGATTCTATAGCATTAACCGATTCTATGAGTAGTAATTTCTCTAGTGGAGCTAACCATTACCAAGTTACGTTAAATGATTCAATTATTCTTAGTGATACGATTAACAAACGAATAACGGTTGTTAAAACGTTAAATGATTCAATTACATTAAGTGACACATTAAATAAACAAGTTACATCTAAGAAAACATTAACTGATTCAGTTAATTTAATTGATTCTGTAACAGGACAATTAATCAAAGTGAATAATTACCAAGTTACACTACAGGATACAATTAATTTAACCGATCATACAGATAATGCGTTCTTTAAATATGAGCAATTATTAATAACAACGTTTACAGTTAATCAAAATTTAGAATTAGACTTTATGATTCAACCAAACATAGAAACTGAGTTTAAAATTAATTCGAACTTGTCAACAACCTTCAAAATATAGGGGTGATATAATGCAAGTAACAAAGGGAGATATAGGGAATAAGTTATCTTTTACCGTCAATGACGATAAGGGCGTTGTAGATTTAACAGGGGCAACCGTAACGGCTTATATTAGCGTTAATAATGGAGCTTTCATAGAAAAGCCTGCAAGTATTTTAAATGCTGTAAGTGGTCAATGTAGCGTTGTTTTTGATGGTGATATATTTACAAAGCCAGGTTTTGCATATGTAAGGGTAAAAGTTTATTACTCAGCTACAAAGTATTTCTTTAGCGAATTACAACAAATAACTATTGATAATTAGGTGGGTGATGGAATGGGTTTAAAAGATTGGCTTTCACGAAACACGAAAGAAAGCGCAACAGCGGGGGCGATTGTTCGTTTTTTCAGCGGTCAAGCTGTATGGACACCAAGAAATTATGAAAGTTTAGCAAATGAAGGCTTTATACAAAATGTATGGGTTTATCGTTGTGTTATGGCAATTGCACAAGCAGGCGCAGGTGTAGAATGGAATTTATACAGCAAACAAGGGAAGAAATTAACAGAAATAGAGGATCATCCTTTATTGAATTTACTTTATAGACCAAATGAAACGCAAAGTAAACAAGAGTTTATGGAGGCTGTAATTGCATTTGGTTTATTAAGTGGAAATATCTACATTGAAAAGAACGGACCGAATGACGGAAGGGTGACGGAATTATGGCCTTTACGTTCGGATCGTATCACAATTACACCTGGAAATGTATTAGGGTTAGTTAGTCGCTATACTTATACTGTAGGCGCTCAACAAGTTTATTTTGAGCCTCAGAAGGTAATGCACCTAAAGACATTCCATCCTTTAAATGATTTATACGGCTTTTCTCCAATTGAAGCAGGAGCTAGAGGAATTGACAACGATAATCTAGCGAGTACCTGGAATAACAGCCTTTTAAACAACGGGGCAAGACCTAGCGGGGCGATGGTAACGCCGAACACTTTAGGCGATACTCAGTACGATAAATTAAAAACAGAGTTAAACACAACTTATAAAGGCGCTTCAAATGCAGGGCGTTTCATGTTATTAGAAGGTGGTTTAGATTGGAAAGAAATGGGCCTATCTCCAAAAGATATGGACTTTATTGAATCTAAGAAAATGAGCCGTTTAGAAATTTGCACAGCCTTTGGCGTACCACCCGAAATTATTGGAATAGGTGAACAAAAAACATACGCTAACTATGCAGAGGCTAGAAAAGCGTTTTACATGGATACTGTATTACCTCATTTGGACCGCATACGAGATAAATTTAACTCAGAATTAGCGCCTTTGTTTGGTGACAATCTATATTTAGATTATGACAAAGACACAATTGAGGCATTACAGGAAAACAACAACGAAAAGGCAACGAGAATTAGAGCAGATGTCCAAGCAGGCTTAATAACTGTAAATGAAGGGCGTTCTGAGTTAGGATATGAAGCGTTAAAAGATGGCGATGTATTATATATTCCGAATACATTACGAGTGGTTAATAATAAAGGTGAAATTATCTATCAACCTGTTCAACCACAGCAACAACCTTTAAACGATCCGAATAAGGACGGACAAAAACATTTTTTTATGAAGGCCTTTAATTTGGAAAGTGACGAACAAAAAACAGATTTTTGGCACAGTATGGAAAAGCGCCGAGAAACTTATTATCAAACTGTCACTATGCAAATTCAGAAGTATTTTAAAAATGAGCAGAAAGCCATTTTAAAGGCGTTTGAGAGTGATGGAATAAAAGGTATTGAAGATACTGTAAAAACGCAAATGAAAGAGTTTGCTAAAGTTATAGAGGCTATTAATCAAATGGTTATTCAAGACTTTGGACAAGCAACATTTGACCAATTAAAAAACGAGGCAACAGACTTAGAGATTAAAATATTTAAAGACTTATTTAATGTTTTTGCTAAGAATGTGCAAAATTGGATAAAAGGTAATGTTGCTCAAAAAGTTGTTTTAGTATCTGATACGACAATTAAACTATTAAAAAACATTGTTGATATTGGCCAGGAAAACGGCGAAAGTATACCACAAATAGCACAGCGCATTGATGAATTATATTTAGATCAAATTATTCCTAATCGTTCAACAGTTATTGCACGAACTGAGGTTATTAGTTCAAGTAATGCGGGTAATCATTTTTCAGCAGAACAGACAGGGCTAGACCTTCAAAAAGAATGGGTTAGTACAAAAGACGATAGAACAAGGGATGCACACGAAGAAGTAAACGGACAAATTCGAGATATGAACAAACCTTATGATGTTATGGGAGAGGCTTTGCAATTTCCAGGTGATCCGAGCGGAAGCGCTAAGAATGTCATAATGTGCAGATGCACAGAAATTTATAAGGTGAAGAAATAGCGAATTTTTTAATTATAGTTATCTAACAAACTATTCTTTATAATA